TGTGAGGTCATCGTCGCAGGGGTTGATGGTGGCGGTCTCGACGACCTTTTGGGGCTTTGCCTTATCGGCCGAGAAAAGGGATCGAAACGCTGGCTCGTCTGGTGCCATGCTTGGGCATGGTCGATCGTCTGGAAGCGTCGGCAGGACATCGTCACTAAGCTCAATGAACTCATTGCTGAAGGGTCGCTGACCCGATGTGAGATGGTCGACGATGATCTGGTGATCGACGCTGATGTCGATGAGACCGAGGCCGAGCAGGGCGATCTGACCGAGGACGTCCGGGGCGTGGTCGAGATACTGGTCAAGGTTCGTGATGCGGGCCTGTTTCCGGAGGCGGGCGCGATCGGGCTTGACCCTATGGGCGTTGCCGCGATCGTCGACGAGCTGTCGTCCAATAGTTTCGACAGCGCGACCCAGTTGGTGTCCATCCCGCAAGGCTACAAGCTCAGCGGCGCTGTCAAAGGTTCGGCGCGGAAGCTCGCGGCCCGTACAATGCGCCACGCTGGGACGGCGCTTATGCAGTGGTGTGTCGGCAACGCGAAGATGGAGCCGCGCGGTACCAGCGCCGTCGCCATCGTGAAATCTGAGCCTGGCGCGAAGATCGACCCGCTTGCAGCGATGTTCAACGCTGTCACGCTCATGACGCGAAATCCCGAGGCCGCTGGCGGCTTCATTTATGAAGAAAGGGGCATGTTGGTAATCTGATGCCCAGTCCAAACGATTATATCCGCGCCGCTAATGGCCGCTACAACGCCGCAGATGGCAACACCGCCATCGCCCCAGTCGCGAGCCGCCCCGCCCCCTCCAACGTGACGGACGGTCGTTTTTTTGGCGATGAGATGTGGACCACGTTGGCATCGGCGATGCCTGTCGAAGCGAACACGGCCGAAACAGCGGCCCGCGTCGCGGCCGTATTCTTCTGTGTTTCAATTATTGCCGAGGCAGTGGGAAGCCTCTCGCTGGAGTTTAAGGACAATAACGGCCCCCGGAACGACTTCCCACTGGCCAATGTGCTGGCCTACGAACCAAACCATCTTCAGACCGGTGCCGAGTTCTGGGCGTCCATGGCGTTCACCTGCGTTCTACGGGGCGAAGCATTCGCCGAGCCGACTGTCAGCATGGACGGGCTGGAAATCTGGGCGCTCGATCCGCTCCGCACCGTCTCGACTTGGGGCGAGCGCAGCCTGACGGTGGACTATCAGCCCGAACGGGGACAGCGGCGTCGACTGCTGCCGCAGGAATTATTTTGGTTCACCGGCCTTGCTGACGGTGGATTGCGGCCTCTTACGCCTTGGAAACAGGCGAAGGGCGCGATCGACTTCCAGCTAGCGCTGGAGGTTGGCGCGCGCGCCTTCTTTCGCAACGACCGGCGTCCCTCGGGCATCGTCACGACGGACGCCAAACTGACGGAGGAATCTGCGGAACGGATCGCAGAAGGCGTAAAAAAGTGGAAACGCGGCGGGACGCCAGTGTTCGAACAGGGCCTTAAATACGCGCCGGTAGGCGACAGCAACACAGACGCCCAGCTGGTCGAACTGTTTAAACAGAGGACATTAGAGCTGGGACGGTACTGGCGCATCCCTCGTTCCATGACCGGCGACGAAGGCGGCAACGCTGGCAACAATGAGCAGGACACCCGCTCGTTTGTAAATTGGGCGGTTCGGCCACTGACGCGCCGCATAGAGCAGGCGATCACCGTGCGCTTGCTCCCACCGGATCTTCGCATGCAAAATGTCAGGGCGAAGTTCAATCTGGACAGCATGCTGCGCGGCGACGCCGCAACCCAATGGAAAAACGCGGTGCTGGCACGCACGGCGGGTATCCTGAGCGTCGATGAAATCCGCACCGACTGGTTTGGACAGACGCCCGTCGGTGAAGAATGGTCGCGCGATCCTCGCGCTCCGCTCAACAGCAACCGTGCAGCCGACACCGCAACGGGCGGTGAAACTGCCCCACAAGACAAGGTGAACTAGACGATGGACCGGTTCCACGCCCCCTCCGCCCTGTGGGCGATGCATCCTGGCTTTCTAGAGTCCATGCTCAAGAGCGGCTCGATCGACGCGATGCTGCCGGATTCGCTCCGCCAGTTGGTTAGCGCCATGAGCGGCGCACAGGCGGCTGCCAAGCCTGCCGATCCGATCCGCGACGGTTCGACGCTGATCATTCCGGTGCGCGGCACACTGGCACCCCAAGGCTTGTCCGGCACGACCTATTACAATGTTCTGGCGGATCAGGTCCGCGATGCGGCGGCCGATGACAAGATCGGGGCCATCGTCCTCGCGGTTCGGTCGCCCGGCGGGTATGTTTGGGGCTGCGCCGAGTGCGGCGACGCCATTTTTGAAGCGCGACAGTCCAAACCCATAATTGCGGTAGCCGACCCCTATTGCTTCTCGGCTGCCTATTGGCTCGCGACCCAGGCCACCGCCTTCTACTGCACGACAAGCGGGGAAGTGGGTTCGGTCGGCGTCAGGTCAGGTCATACCGACATGTCGGGCTTTGAAAGCAAGATCGGGATGGTGACGACGCTGGTCGCATCGCATCCGGACAAGATCGCTGGCCATCCTTATGGCCCGCTTGCCGACGAAGATCGCGCGGAGATCCAGCAGGGCGTCGACGAATCGAACGCCTTGTTCGCAGCGGCCATTGCGCGCGGCCGTGGCATGAAGGTGTCCGATGTCGCTGCGGTGCATGGCACTGGTAAGACATTCTCCGCGCCGCGCGCTATGGCTAACGGCGCGATCGATGGTGTCAGCACGCTTCGCGACGTTGTCGCCAAATATAACACCGGTCGCGCTCGCCTGTCGCTGATGCGGCGGCAGGCAGCGGCGATGGAAATGGCCTTAGCCATTTAACGAGATCCTCCGTCCGGAGGTAAGACGGGCGGGCCGCTGTGGTCCGCTCGATGCGGGCGCACGCCCACCCACCAACGAAAAGGAAAATCCATCATGAACCTTGCGGTTCTGAAAGCGGAGGCGCGTGCGACCGCTCAGCGGCAACAGGCGCGTCTCCAGACGGCAATCGACGAAAATCGCGACTTCACGGCCGAAGAAGAAGCGGCCGACGCTGACGACAAGGCCAAGCTGGCGCGCCTGACCGCGCAGATCCAGCGCGCAGAAGCCGCCATGACCGCCGCTGCGGCTGTGGGAGCCTCGCCCGCCGAAACACCCCCGTCGCAAGCGCCTCCCGCCGGTACCGTGCCGGCGCAGCCGCGCGCCGCGCTCGACACCGGTGGTTTCCGCGACCTGGCCGAATTTGCCCAGGCCGTCCGATGCGCCAATCCGCAAGCGGGTCAGGGCTTCCGCATGGACGATCGTCTGGCCGCCCCCGCGAACGTCCATATGGAAGGCGGCGACGAGATGGGCAGCTATCTTGTGCCACCCGAATTCCGCCAGCAGATTACCGATCTGGTCTTCGGCGGCGGCAATGATCCGATCATGGATTTGATCGCGCCGGAGGCAACCGGCTCCAATCGTGTCATTGGTCTGGGCGACGAGACCACCCCATGGGGTTCCACCGGCGTAAAGGCCTATTGGCGGGTCGAAGCCGAGCAGATGCGTCCCACGCGCGCCCAGCTGACGCCGCGCGAAACCAAGCTGAACGAAATCTACGCCTTCGTGCTGGCGAGCGAGGAATTGCTTCAGGATGCCCCCCGCGTTGCCGGGCTGTTGACCAATCATGCGTCGGCCGCCATCCGCTGGACGGTCGCCGAAGCCTTCATGTTTGGCGATGGCATCGAAAAGCCGCTGGGCTGGATGGCGTCGCCCGCCGCGATCACGGTGCCAAAGGAAGTCGGTCAGGCGGCCATGTCCTTCACGCGCCGCAACTTCTTCCAGCTCTACTCGCGCATGATCATGCCGAGCCAAGCCACCTGGTTGATGAACAGCGAAGCGGTCGAGGCGCTGGCTGACCTGAACGACGAGGCGAAGCGTCCGGTCTGGCTCGAAAATTTCCACGACAGTCCCGGCGGCGCGATCCTTGGCCGCCCTGTCGTCTTCAACGAACACTCGCCTTCGCTGGGCCAGCGCGGTGACGTCCAGTTCGTCAATCCGAATGGCTATGAGGCGTTCCGTCGACAGAATGCCGCTACCTTCGCCGAGTCGATCCATCTTTATTTCGACTACGCGCTGACAGCATTCCGCTGGATGTTCCGCATCGGCGGACAACCGGTCCTGTCGAAGCCGATCCAGATGCCCAAGAGCAGCCGGACCAAGTCTCACTTCGTCACGCTCGCCGAGCGCGCCTGACCTTTCGAGGAGAAACGACCATGTTTCACAATCTCAATCTGTCGTCGCGGATCGCGCTGCTCGGAGGCATCAGTCCTCGGGCCGCTGCGGTCGGCTCCGTCAGCACGCCTTGGCTCGACATACAGATGCTGTTCACGGTCATGGCGCTCATCAGCATTGGCGCATTTGGTGCGAATGCTACGATCGACGCCCAGATCGAGCAGGCGACCGACGGCAACGGTGCGAATGCCAAGGTGGTACCGGGCAGCCAGATCACCCAGCTGGTCGCTGCTGGCGGTAACGATCGCCAGGCGCAGATCGACCTCCGGCAGGAGGATTTCGATCGCAATGCGGGTTTTCGCTATTTCCGTCTGACCGTGACGGTTGGCGGGGCTGCGACCCAATTGGCGGCGCTGATCCTTGGCACGGACTTCCGTGCGGGCAACGGCACGAGCAATGACGCGGCATCCGTCGCGCAAACGGTCTAAGGAGGCTGCCATGATCGAGTTCCTAGTGGACTATCGGACGGAGTCTTTGCCGTCGGAGGCCTTTAAGAAAGGCGAGCAGGTCACTCGTGAGGAGACCAGCGAGCGCTATTTCGTCGGTCGAGGCCTTGCCGCTTATGTCATCGACGGGAAACTGGTCGACGCTAGCCATCTGCCGATCGTCACCGATACGGTCGTTGTCGAAGTCGTCCGCCCGGGTGAACGGCGCGCAGACCTTGCTGTGCGTGCGGGCGAAGTCATGACGGACCAGCCTCCACGCGCAACATCCGGTCCCGGTGCGCCGTTCGTCGAAGCGGCAGCGGGTGTCGAAGGCGCTCCCGCCGTCGTGCTGGAAGCCGAAATCGAGCGGCTGAAAGCAGCGTTGGCGACCGGGAACGACCTTTTCCGCGATATGAATAGTTCGCATGAGGAGAAGTCAGCCAGCTTGCTCGCCGACATCGAGCGGTTGAGCAAGGACAACGCCGATTTGCTGGAAGCGCGCGATCGGGCGGCCAAGGATCTGATAGAACTTCGGACGCAGCACGATGACGTCGTGAATGAGTATAAATCTGCGCGGGAAGAGCTGGACAAGCGCGGCGATCGTATCGCTTTCCTCGAAGCTAAGCTGACACCCGTGAGCCAAGCTGGGAACGCATCTGCCGACGGCAGCAAAGATGATGAACAGCCGGCAAAAACCGGCAAGGCAAAGGGCTAATCCGATGAGGCGCGTCATCGTCACCGTTCCACCCGAACGCTTCGTTTCGGTCGATCAGGCTAAACAGCATTTGCGAGTTGACGGTGATGATGACAACCTCCTGATTACGGCTTTCATCGATGCCGCCACCATGCATATCGACGGCCCGGATGGATGGTTGGGGCGGGCGATCGGCGTCCAGACGCTCGAAGCTGGATTTGACGGGTTCGTTTACGAGCAGATTTCGCTTCCATATCCACCTACACTCTCAGTCGAGAGCATTGTGTACGACGATGCCAGCGGTATCGAGCGCGTGCTTGATCCCTCGGCATATGAGTTCCGCGGCGGTGTCATTGGCTCCGCTTGGGGCAATTCATGGCCCTCTACGAAGTTGTGCCGTGGTCCGAGCCGATCGGTTCGTGTCACCTACCGTGCAGGATATGAAACCGTCCCGGCACCGATTGTCGTCGCTATCCTGATGATGGTCGGTGACCTCTATCGCTTTCGCACGACGGCATCTGACATGAGTATGGCGACATCCGCCATCCCGATGTCTGTCGGGGTGGAAACCCTGTTGCAGCCCTATCGGGTATATCGCGCGTGACGCTTGACCCTGGGACGCTAGATCGCCGCATTCGGATCGAGCGGCCGATCGCAGATAATGGCTTCGACGGCGCTGGCTCTGGCGCATGGGAGCCTGTCGTCACCGTCTGGGCCAGCGTAAAAGATGCGCTGCCAAGCCGAGGTGACAAGCTGGCCGAGGGCATAAACATGTCTGCGCGGCCTGCGCGGGTGCGCATGCGCTTTCGTGAGGACATCACTCCGGACATGCGGTTCATTTTCGGCAGCCGCATCATGCAGATCGTCTCCGGCCCGGCGGAACTGGGTCGACGTGAGGCGCTGGAATTCATGGTCGAGGAATATAGGCCAGCAGGCAATCCGGCCTGATGGTGAAGGTCAGGGGCAAGAGCGAGGTTCGCGCCTATATGGCGGGCCTGCCAGCCCAGATCACCAGCGTGTTGCGTGGTGCTGCCCGTGCGGGTGGCAAGGTCATTGCCGAAGAGGCGAAGGCGCGGGTCGTATCGCAGGAGGTGGCGGACGATATCGTCATCCGCAGTCGCATGGACGATAGCCGCATCGTCGTCACTATCACGGTGAAGAAGGGTTTCAGTTGGTCGATCGGCCTTTGGCTGGAGCAAGGGACCGACGCGCACTTCATTACGGTCGATGATCGTCAGCGCGGCGGGCGCGGCATCCGCCGCATCAATCAGCAGGTCCGCGCAGCGGGCGGTGATGGGTCGCTGGTCATAGGCGGCCAGTTCGTCGGCACGACGGTCTGGCATCCCGGCGCGCAGCCGCACCCGTTCCTGCGCCCCGCCCTGGACGTGAAGGAGGGCGAGGCGATCCGCGCCGCCCAGTCTTACATCAATGCCCGGATCGCCAAGGGCCGGATCATCGGGCGGCCGGAGGATGATCATGACGATTGAGGGTAGCGACATCCTCGGCGCGCTGCTGCTGGAGGGAGCGGACCTGATCGCCGTCGTTCCCGCTGACCGCATCAGGGCGGGCCGACTTCCAGAGGGCATCACGCTCCCCGCCCTGCTGGTCAGGGGCGTCAGTTCGGTCGACCGGCAGCCGTTGAAGCGCAACGGGCCGGTGCGGCGCACCGATCGCGTGTCGGTCACCGTGCGGGCCGCCAGCCACCGCGACCGCAAGGATATCATATCGCTGGTGCGGCGCTTCTGCGCCTTTCGCACCGGTCAGTTGGGCGGCGGGCAGAATGTGTCCGTGCTGAGCGCCGGGACCGGTCCCGACGTGAACGGCCCCGGCGGCAGCTTCGAGAAAACACAGGATTTCCGCGTCAGTTGGGACGCGGAAGATTAAGCAGGAGACTGACATGTCCACCAAGAAGGCCAAGGTGCTGCGCGATTTCAAGGATGCGGGCACCGAAAAGACGTTTGCCGCCGACGCCGTTGTCGACCTGACCGAAGGCGAGTTCGCCAACTATGCCGCCGCTGGCCTGGTCGAGGCCGCCAGCACCACCGACACCAAGGTCGACACCAAGAAGGCCTAACCGCTCTGTCCGCCCGCGCGGACGCTTTCGCCGGCTGATCCGGCAATCCATTCAGGAGTATCATCATGGGTTCTAGCACTGCTGCGGGTTCGACGATCGCCTTTTCGGCCGCCGCCCCCGCCACTTTCGACGCGGCCGGATATACGGCGCTTACCTTCACCGAAGTCGGCGGCGTCGAGTCTATCGGCACGGTCGGCGCAGCGACCAACAAGGTGGATTTCCAGCCGCTCAAAGGGCCGAAGGAAAAGCATAAGGGGTCGACCGACTATGGTTCGCTTCAGCCCGCCATCGCGCTAGACGATACGGACGCCGGTCAGACCCTTATGAAGACCGCCGCCGATCCCGACAATAATGCGCTCTATTCGACCAAGGTGACTTTCCCGAACGGGGCGAAGCGGTTCTTCCAGAGCCGTGTTTTCGGGTGGCCGGAGTCTGTCGGCGGGGCCGATAGCATCCTGATGGCCAATCCGACCGTCGAGATCAACACGAAGATCGTCAAGGTGGCCGCGACCTAAAAAACCACCCGTTTCCGGCGCTCCTGCCGGTCCATGCGCATCAACCCGCCCCGCATATCGCGGGTTTGCGGGGCGGGTTGATGCACCCTTCCCGCGAAAGGAAAATGCCAAAATGTCCGGTTATGATATCATGCTACAGGCCGCCCTCGATACCGCCCCGATCCATGTGAAGGGCGCCGATGGCGAATATCTCTACGCCGATGCGGAAAAGACCCAGAAGGTCCGCATCATCATCTATGGTCCCGGCTCCAAGCCCTATGCCGCGATCGAGGCGCGGCAGACCCAGCGCGCGGTCAAGCGGATGCAGGAGAATGACGGCAAGGTGTCGGTGGCACCGGCTGACCAGCGCGCCGCCGAACGCGCCGAGGATTTGGCCGATATTACGGTCGACTTCGAAAATCTGAACTATCCGCCAGCTGAAGGGAAGAAGGGGAAGGAGCTGTTTCAGGCGCTCTATGCAGATCCCCGGCTTGGCTTCATTCCGCAGCAGATTCAGAAGGCGGTCGCTGACTGGGGAAACTTCAAGCCCGGTTCGTCGCCGAGCTGACGCTCTATATCCGGCAGATGGCGTGGCTCAATGCCACGCCGAAGCCACCGCCGGGCAGCAAGCGGGCGGCGGCGAAAGATCAGCCGCCGCCGGTTAGCCGGATCGACCAGATGAAGCGGAACAAGATCGTTCCGCAGATGCCACCCAATCCCGCGCCCCATATCATCACCCGACTGGTGGAAATCGGCCTGACCGAGGCCGCCGGCATGGGTGCCGGGCCGATCAGCTGGCAGAGCATAGATGCGTGGTGCAACCGCACCGCGATCGACCTGTCACCGTGGGAGGCCCGGCTGCTGCGGTCGCTGTCCGTCGCTTATGTGGCTGAAGGCCGAAAGGCAGAGAGCGAGAATTGCCCGGCGCCATGGCGGACGGAAGTCAGTGAACGGGAAAAGCAACTGGAGGTTGCCCGGTTGCAGATGCTGCTGGGTTAATCAGGCGATGGCCTCGATCGTCAGCCGCTGCCGGATTTCGTCCATGCGCTTGCGGATGATGGACGGGATCAGAAAGAGGTCAATGAAGGCCCATAGCCCCGTGATAATCAATCCAATAAACGTGATGCCCAGCACCAGCATAAGAATTCCGGTGCCGCGTTCGCCCAAATAGAGTCGGTGAACGCCGAAGGCACCAAGGAAAAGGCACAGCAGATAGGCGGCGCCAGTGCTGGGTTTCTCGTTGGCAACTCGCTGTTCAATCAACATACGCTGAGTATCGCTGAGGCGTCCGCGCCGTCCATCATCAAACGATTGTTGATGATTGCTGGCAATTTCCGCTGTTCCGGCGTCCATTTAGTCTTCCCCCGTAAAAATGAGGGGTGAAGCTAGTCCAGTGGCGACAGGCTGTCGAGTGATGACGCTGCCCTGACAGGCTGAATGCATTTTGCGGTTTCGATCAAGCTGCCGGGAACGTCCCGGCGGCGCTTTTTGCGTGGGGGTTTCGAATGGACGACAGCGACAGCCCCGGCCTTGGTGTCGGTTTTGCGATCGACCCTGAAGGTTCGTTCGATGTCCTGCGCCAGTTGCAGGCCGCGATGGACAGCACCGAAGGTAAGATCATCGCCGAAGCGGCCCGGATCGAGGCGGCCACCGGCAAGATGATCAATCTGGGTGGCGCCACCGCGCAGGTCACGTCCTTTAGCAACGCCACCACCCGCGAAATGGCGATAGTAGCGCGCGAAACGGCCCGTGCCGAAAAGGCTGGCGAAGCACTGTCGCGCCAGCTCGATCGGCAAACGGCGTCGTTCGGCAAGACGCGCGAGGAAATGCGCGCCATGAAGGTAGAGGCTGCGGCGCTGGCCGCCGAACAGCAGGGCCTGACCGAGCTGGCAACCCGCCTGCGCGCGCAGGAACTGGCCCTGTACGAAAAAGAATTTGCCGCCGCGCGCAAGGCCAGTCAGGCAGCAGAAGCGGCCGCCGAAGATAAGGCTGTCGCTGCGGCGCAGGCCATCGCATCAGCGGAGCGTGAGGCCACCGCCACGCGCGAGGCGGCATGGGCCTATGACATGTTTCAGGCCAAGGTGCGTGAGGGCGCCAAGGCGCTGCGCGAGTTGGAGGCGGCCGAGCGCGCCGCATCGTTGGAGGCAGAGGCCAAGGCCGCGCGCGAAGCGGCTTTCGCCTATCAGATGTTCGAAGCCCGCGCGCGTGAAGGCGCGAAGGCCATGCGCGAGGTCGAGGCGGCGCAGGCGGCGGCCGATCGCGAACGGGCCAGCGCCATCAATGCGGCCGACAGCTATGCAGCGAAGCTGGAAGCGGAAACCGCCGCGATCGGCAAGAATGCGGCCGAACTGCGCGCGATGGAGGTCGCCAGACGCGCCGCCGATGCGGATGGCGCGGGCCTTGGCGATCAGGCCGAGCGCATCCGGGCTGCTGGTGCAGCCTATGCGCAGGCGACGGCACAGGCGCAGGCCCTGGAGGCAGAACAGCGCCGGTTGGCCGATGCCAGTCGGGAATCCGCAGAGGCCGCGCGTCAGGCCGCTGCGGCCCAGGCCGCACAGGATGCGTCCATCCTCTCCCTGCGATCGTCGGTCGATCCGCTCTATGGCGCGCAACAGCGCCTGAGCCGCGAACTGGAAGATGCGGTGCGCCTCTATCGTGCAGGCGCGATCGGTCAGGAAGAATATGAACGCAGCTCGACCATATTGGGCCAGCGCCTGGACGAAGTCGCACGCGCCCAAGCGCGGCAGAACGACGGGATGGATGATGTCAGCCGCCAGTCGAAACTGACCGCCAATGACCTGACCAATATCGCCTTCCAGATTCAGGATATCATCGTCAGTCTGCAAGGTGGCCAGCGGCCCTTGACCGTCTTGATCGCGCAAGGTTCGCAGCTGGGCGGCATCATGATGCAGACCGGCGCCAGCGTCGGCGACATGGTGAAGGCGATCCTTGGCCTGGCGATCGTCACCACGCCGACGGCGGCCGCCGTTGCAGCATTGACGGAAGCCGAAACAGCTCTGATCGCGTCCCAGTCGGGCGCGGCCACTTCGGGCGCACGGGCCGCCATCGCCGCAGCAGAATTGACGGTGGCAGAGGAAGCTGCGGCGCGCGCAGGTACACAGGACGCAGCCGCACAGGAAATGCTGGCCCGCGCCCGACTTCACGCGGCGGAGACGGCCGGGATTGCCGAAGCGGCGAACGCGCGCCTTGCGCTGGCGCAGACGGCCGCCGCCGATGCTACGAACGCCGCCGCCGCATCTGCTACGCGAGCGCTCGCCCCGTGGTTGGTCGGTCTGGCTGCGGTTGCGGTCCCACTGGCGCTGGTCGCGGGCGGCATCAAGCTGTTGCAGAACGCCGCCAATGACGGCGCGGACATGACGAAATATGCGGAATCTCTGGGCCTGACCGCCAAGGAAATCCGCAATCTGGACGACGTGACGGTGACCTTCGGCGATACCGCCAAGGCCGTGTTTCAGGTTGCCGGATCGGCGATCTGGGGCGTCATCGGCCCTGCTGTAACCAAAGTCTGGGAGGTGATGAAGGAATGGGCTGCCTGGATCGGCTCCGGCGCCAAAACGGTCGTGAACATGCTGATCGGCTATTATGTCGGAGCTTTCAATGTCATCCGCAAGACATGGTCGACCTTCCCCGCTGTGATGGGCGATCTGTTCTATAGCGCGGTCAACATGAGCATCGGCGCTATCAATTCGATGGTGCAGGGCGCTGTTAATGCGCTGAACGGCTTTATTTCCACCGCTAATGGGGTGCTGGAAAAGGTTGGACTGAAGCTCCCCACGCTGAGCGCGCCGCAAATTTCCGAGGTCAAGAACCAGTACGCTGGCGCCGGCGCGACATTCGGCAAGACGCTGAAGGACGAAATGTCGAAGGCGATGGGGACCGATTATCTCGGCAACATGGCGTCGGCCGCGTCGAATGCGATCGTGAAACAGGCGCAGGATAATGCCCGCGCGCGCATCAAGGCGCAGGCCACGGAAAAGGGCTATCTTGATCCCGAAAAGCCGAAAACCGACAAGCATGCGGAATCGCTGGCGCGCGAGGCGGAAGCCACCGAAGCGCAGATCCGCAACCTCTATGCGCTGGCCGATGCCTATAAGGTGTCCGGCGCGGCGGCGCTGGTGGCGGAGGCCCGCGTCAAGGCGGAAAGCGCGGCGATCAAGAAGCGCGGCGATATCGAGGCGATGGTGGAGCGGCAGATGCGCCTCGCCATCGCGCAGCGTGTTGCCGACGCGGCCAAGAATAGTCTGGCGGCGCGTGAACAAGCTGCCGCGCAGGAACAGGTCAATACGATGGTGTCGGCGGGACTGATCCCGGCAGAGCGGGCAGCGACAATGGTCCGCGACCAGATTGCCGACCTGCCCCTGCTGGCCGCCCTTCAGGTGGCGCAGCAGCGTGGTTATGCCAAAGAGGTCGGAGCGGCCCAGCAGGCGCTGGACGATCAGCGCGCGGCCCGTGAGGCCCTGACTGCCGCAGAGCGCAAGGCGCAGTTCAACACGGACATGGCGGCGGGCGCGGACCAGCTGGCCACGCTGGAAAAGGAATTGTCGCAGATCGGCGCGACCGATGCCGCCCGCGTGCATGAGCTGGCCACTCTGAAGGCGCAGCAGGAAGCCAAGGCCAAGCTCTATGACCCAGCGCAGACGGCGGACTATGTCGCGCGTCAGGTGGAAATCGCCGACGCAACCGAACGCAACCAACAGGCGCAGGATAGCTATAATGACTCGCTGACCTTTGCGGCCGATCAGTGGGACATATTTGCCGCCAATGTCTCCACCGCTGCGCGCGGCATGGCCGACGCCTTTGGCGATGTCGGGCAGGCGATCGGCGACATGGCGTCCATCTATGCGGACTATCATGCCACGGCCGAGCGTCTGGAGAGCGAGCGCGCCGCGCGCGTCCGCGCCGCCGGGGATGATCAGGCCGCGATCGAGCGCGCCAACGCCCGTTATTTCGCGCAGACCGCCACGTCGCAGATCGGCCTGTATGGCGACATGTCCAGCGCCGCGAAGGGCTTTTTCAAGGAAGGGTCGGACGGTTACAAGGCGCTGGAAACCGCCGAAAAGGCCTTCCGCGCCGTAGAGTTCGCCCTGTCGGTGCGCGCCATGGCGCAGGATGCCATCGAAACCGCATCCTCGATCGCGAAGAGCGGCGCCCGCACGGCGACCAAGGCGGTGGAAGCGGTTGTCACCGCGATATCCTCTTTGCCCTTCCCCCTCAACCTGGCTGCCGGCGCGGCGACGATCGCCGCCCTGGCCTCGATAGGCGTCGCCATTGCCGGATCGTTCGGCGGCAACAAGAACACGCTGGAAAAAGCGAACGACGGCACCGGCACGGTGCTGGGCGATGTGACGGCCAAATCCGACAGCATCAAGCGGTCGATCGACGCGCTGAAGGAGGTCGACACGGTGATGTTGACCTATTCGCGCCAGATGGCCGCGTCGCTCAGTTCGATCGAGAGTCAGATCGGCGGCTTCGCCTCGCTGGTGCTGCGCACGGACAATGTCAATGCCTCCGAGGGGGTGGCTGAAGGCTTCAAGTCCAGCACGATCGGGTCGGTGCTGTCCAACATTCCTGTCATCGGCGGCCTGCTGGGCAGCCTGTTCGGCACCAAGACGACGGTGGTGGGGTCTGGCCTGTACGGCAGCGCGCAGACGCTGGAGGATATCCTGTCGGGGGGCTATGATGCCTCCTACTACAGCGACATCAAAAAGAAGAAGAAGCTGTTCGGCATCACCACGTCGACCAAATATTCGACGCAATATAGTGACGCGGACAGCGAACTGGAAAATCAGTTCACACTGATCCTGCGCCAGTTCAATGACGCGATCCTTGCCGCCGCCGGGCCGCTGGGTGCGTCGACCGATGAAATATCGCAGAAGCTGAATGGCTTTGTCGTCAATATCGGCAAGATCGATTTGCAGGGTCTGACGGGCGACGAAATCGAAGAGAAGCTGAACGCCGTCTTCGGCGCGGCGGCCGATGACATGGCCAAGGCCGCCTTCCCGACCATCGCGCAATTCCAGCAGGTCGGCGAAGGCCTGTTCGAAACGCTGGTGCGGGTGGCATCCACGGTGGAAAGCGTCACGGCCTCGCTGGGGCTGCTGGGGTCCGGCGCGATCGACATGAGCATCGACCTGAAGATGGCGCTGGCGGATCAGTTCGACAGCGTCAGCGACTTCACCAGCGCGGTCGACAGCTATTTCGAGGCCTATTACACGAAGGAAGAGCAGGCGACGGCGCAGGCCGCGCAGTTCGCCACCGTGTTCGACAGCCTTGGCCTGGCCATGCCCGACACGCTGGCCGCCTTCCGCGCGCTGGTCGAGGCGCAGGATTTGACGACGGCCGCCGGTCAGTCGACCTATGCGACCCTGCTGCAACTCGCCCCGGCCTTCGCGGATCTGCAATCGGCGCTGAACGGGGCAAAGAGCGCCGCCGACATAGCATCCGAACGGCAGGATTTGCAGCGCCAGCTGCTGGAGTTGCAGGGCGATACCGCCGCCATCCGCGCGCTCGACCTCGCCAAGCTGGATGCAAGCAACCGCGCCCTGCAAGAACAGATTTGGGCGGTGCAGGATGCGCAGGAGGCTGCTGACGCGGCCGCAGCGCTGAAAGACGCCTGGACATCGGTGGGTGACAGCATCCTGGATGAGGTCAACCGGATTCGCGGCATCACGGACGGCAGCGCTACGGGCAGCTTCGCCACGCTGCTGGGCCAGTTCAATGCCGCCACCACGGCCGCAAAGGCGGGTGATCAGGATGCGGCATCCTCCCTGCCCGGCCTGTCACAGGCGCTGCTGACCGCCGCCGAACTGAACGCCACCAGTCGGCAGGAACTGGACCGGGTGAAGGCGCAGACGGCCGCTGCGCTGCAATCGGTCTATGATGTCATCACGGCCGCCAATGGATCGTCCAGCACGGATGCCAGCGGCGCCACGTCGACCAGCGCGGTGCTGGCCGCCGCCTCGACCGCCAGCACCGCATCGACCGCGTCCAGTGCGGCCAATGATGATGTGGCGGCCGAGATTAAGGCCCTGCGCGAGGAACTGGCGCAACTGCGCAGCGACAATAATGCCGGTCATGCGGCCACGGCAGCCAACACCGGATCGATGAAGCGCACGCTGGACAATGTCACGGCGGCCAGCGGCGGCGAAGCGGTCAGCGTGGCAGGTGCCGCTGCATGAGGGTAGAGCTGGACGGCGGCACCGTCATCGAAATTGGTGTGACGGAAGCCGCGCCGACGATCGGCATTGTCGATTATAGCCGCCGCGAAACCGATGATTTCGGGGTTACCACCGTCGTTCCGCGCGGCTTTGCCCGTACCATGTCAGTGCGGGTCAAGGTCGATACGGATGATGTCGACGCGGTGCAGCGCCAGCTGGCGGCCCTGCGCGCCACGCCTGCCCGCTGGATTGCCGATGATCGCTTTGACGCGCTGTCCTTCACCGGCTTCTATAAGGAATTTTCGCTAGACCTAGCCATCCCTCCGGTCAGCTATTGCACGCTGACGATCGAGGGGCTGGCGCAGGACGTGGCCTATGCGGACCCCGGCACCGATCCGGCACCGGATCAACGCACGTCCACGTTGCGCCTGTTGCAGCCCGTCACGGTCACCGATGCGGTGCTGGTGTCGTCCACCATAGATGAAGATGATTATCCGGCCTGGTCGGGCGCGGCGACCTATGCACTGGGCGCGCGCGTCATGCTGGCGGCGACGCACCGCATCTATGAGAGCGCGGCCGACGCGAATGCCGGCAATGACCCGACCGCGTCGGCCCTGTGGATCGACATCGGCCCGACCAATCGTTGGGCGATGTTCGATCAGGCGCTTGGATCGCTGAGCGAGGCTAACACGCCGATCGTCGTCCGCCTCGATCCGGTCGGTTCGGTCAATGCGGTCGCGCTGCTTGATGTCACCGCGGCCACTGTGCGGGTCGAGACGGCCGGTTATGATCGGACGCAGGCGCTGGCTTCGTCGCCCGGCGCGGCGGTGTTTCTGGACATGCCCGTCACAGTGGGGACTATCACCGTCACTATCTGGGGCGCGGGCGACCTATCTGTGGGCACGCTGCTGATGGGCCGTCTGGTTGGGCTGGGCCTGACAGAATCGTCGCCCACGGCCGCCATCACCGATTACAGCCGCAAAGAAACCGACGATTTCGGCGAAGTGACGCTGGTCGAGCGGGCCTGGGCCAAGCGTATGTCTGTGCGCGGGCTGATCGACACGGCGGCGCTCGACATTGTGGCGGGGCGCATTGCCAATGTCCGCGCGCTGCCCTCCCTCTGGATCGGAGACGACGCGCTGGAAAGCGTGACCGTCTATGGCTTCTTCAAGGATTTCTCGATCGAGGTCGGGGAAAATGTCAGCACCCTGTCCCTGTCGATCGAGGGGCTGAGCGCGGCGGCGAAGATCGCGCCGATCATCAGTGGCGATGACATCACGGTGCCGTGGGACAATGTCGGCGATCCTGACGGTACGAAGCCAGATGATAATGCGACGGTGGGGGCGCCCGACGATACCAATGTTGGCGATACACCGGCGCAGGACGTGGCGGCCTCGCTCAAAGCCTTGGGCCTGACCACCAATCCAGCGGAGATTGTTGCCGGCGCAAAGGCTTTGGCGGATGCGGTTAAGGCCATGGCGTTGGCCACCAGCGCAGATGACATCGTCGCTGGGGCGCAGGCGCTGGTGGATCGGGCGCGGTCGGCCGACATGGCGGCGCTTGAACAGATGGTGCTCAATCAGGAGCGGCGCGAATATTTTGACAATCTGACGCACATGGATGGTGTGCCCGTCGGCGCCAAGATCACAGAGGAAAGCGTGGCCCGCGTCGATGGAGACGAGGCGCTGGCGTCGACCATCGTCACCCTGGAAGCGGTCATGACGGTGGATCAGCAGGCCGTGCGGGCGCTGATCCAACAGGAGGCAACAGCCCGGGCCAACGCGGACAGTGCGGAGGCGTTGAGCCGTCAGGTGCTGATTGCCGAGGTCCGCACCGACATGGAGGGTGGCTTTGCCGATGTGCAGGGCCAGATTATCGAAGAGGCAATCGCGCGCGCGAATGCGATCGAGGCGGAAACAGAGCAGCGCGAACTGGCAATTTCAGAGCTGCGGGTAGATGTCGACGGTCAGATCGATGTCGTGACTGCCGCCATCGCCAGCGAGGCTATTACCCGAGCCAATGCGGATGCGGCGGAAACGCTCCAGCGAACGCAAGCCATCTCTACATTGCGGACGGAGGTTGATGGTCAAATCGACGTCGTCACGGCGTCCATCGCGACCGAGGCCACGACGCGTGCTACTGCCGACGCGGCGGAGACTGAGCAACGCGAAATCGCTGTGTCCCGCATTGACAGCGACATGGTGGTTACGCGGGCGGCGATCACGTCGGAGGCCACCACCCGCGCCACCAATGATGCCGCTGAGACGCTGGCCCGGCAAGCCGCGATATCTTCGCTTCAGACCGTCGACGCCAACCTGAATGCGGCGATCGTCACAGAGGCGACCACGCGCGCCACCAACGATGCTGCCGAAACCGCCCTGCGCGAGGCGGCAATATCATCGTTGCAGAGCGCCGACGCCTATCTGAACGCCGCGCTAACCACCGAGTTGACCACGCGCGCCACGGCCGATGCCGCTGAAGCAACCGCCCGTCAGGCGCTGGCAGCCCAGCTGACCAGCGACATCGCGGACGCCAATGCGGCGATCGAGGATGAGGCGACCGCACGCGCCACAGCGGACGCGGCGGAAACCTCCGCGCGTAACACGGCGATTTCGACGCTCCAGACGACGGTGAACGGCCAGATCAGCGATGCCATGGCTGCGATCACATCGGAGGCCACGACGCGCGCCAGTGCCGATCTGGCGGAAACGACGGCGCGCAACGGTGCCATCTCCGCCCTGACCACTACCGTCGACGGCCATGTCACCGATCTGGAGGCGGCCATAGCGTCGGAGGCGACGACACGGGCCACGGCGGACCTTGCCGAGACCACGGCGCGAGAGGCGGCAATATCCTCGCTGCAAAGCGCCGATGCCTATCTGAACGCCGCCCTGACGACGGAGGCCACCACCCGCGCCAGTGCGGATGCGGCCGAAGTGACGGCCCGGCAGGCGCTGGCGGCGACCCTGACCAGCGATATCGCAGACGTGTCGGCGGCGGTGGAGACGGAAGCTGCTGCGCGGGTCAGTGCAGATGGCGCTATCGCGTCGCTGCTGTCGGCGGTGCAAACCACGGTAGACGGCCACACGGCCGAAGTGCTGATGTTGATGGAGTCTGTCGACGGGCTTAGTGCGCGCTGGGGTGTACGCATCATTCGGTCAGGGACGGATGGTGATCCGGTTGTGACAGGTGTCCTCCTCAACGATGATGGGGAGCAATCTGACTTCTCCGTTCTTGCCGACACATTTCGGGTTCTATCCAATGGAACTGGGGACCGCTACGAATTCGGCGACGGCAGGCAGGTCATCATTGGCGGTTCTGTGATGACGATCACGGGCAAGCCGTTCGGTTCAACAAACCAATTTATCGAATGGACCGGGCCGATCGTATCGGACCTATCCGAATGCACTCAGGCGAACGCCATCAAATTTGTCCGCGTCGACGGCGCTGCCTATTTCGGTGGCGGGCTGTCGAGCGGCACGCTCAAAAATGAAGGCACCTCCAGCACCATCAGCGAAACGGCGTTCATCATTGTCGGTCCCTTCGCCAGCAACGGCAACCCGGTCAACGTCAACATGTCTGCCAGCTTCCAGCATAATTATGAGTGCAATGCCGGCAGCGGCGCGATCACGGGCACGGGCGGCGGCACGCTGACATTGGAGTGGAGTGGCGACGGTTCCTCCTGGACCACGCTTACGACCATCGGTGTCAATGAAAGCGAGCGGTTCGTGCGGGTGGATGGCGATCCGAGCGTAAGGGACCGCGTCCGCTGGGCCATGGCCGCCGCCGGCACATACACATGGACACCTGGCGCTCTTGCCGGCGTCTATATTCGGCTGCGGTGGGCCAGCTTCTCCCAACCCAGCCTGATCGGCACCAGCATCATCAACACGGAAATATCGCAGCGAACCAGTGTGATCGCTGTCGAACAGCCCTGACCAACATCGTAAATTCGAAAGGACAAGCATGGCGACCGACGATCAGCTTTCGTCGTTGCTGGACCGTGCCAGCACGATTCTGACGCGCCAAAATGATTGGGCGGATGGTCAGGTCGCGCTTATGGCGGGCACGAAAGACGATCCGGCCAGCTTCAATGCGGTCGGCGGCAAGACGGGCGACCTTGGCTATTATCCGGTCAAGAACGTCAACGGCCAGACCGTCTATATGCCGTGCCTGGAGAGGCAGCAGGCTATCGCCGAAGCGGGCGTCGTGACCGTTGAAGCGGCGATGGTGAACAAGACGCGCGACCGGGTGACGCTGCGCGAGATCGCGGCCGGGACAAGCACGCCAGCGGTGCCGACGATCGAAGACCCCACGCACAACAATCGCGATCTGTTTCTGGAGCTGTTCACCGACATCAACGCCGGCGCTGTGCAGGGCGGCCGGAAAGGGGTTCTTGACGGCTTCAAATATGCGTCCACGCCGCTGACCTTCAGCCCGACCGAAAATATCTGCATCGAGGGCGTGCCGGGCCGGTCAGGCATCGTGGGCCTTCAGGAAGAGGCGACGAAGGCGGACGCCGTTCTGAAGTTCGAAGGCGACACCGCGCGACCCTATGTGTCGATTTCCGGTCTGATCATCGACGCCAGCGCGCGCATGTTCCTGGCGCAGAAAGCGTCGGGCAGCGGCATCAACCTGCGCAATCTGGAAAAGGCGACGGTCGATAATTGCGTCCTGATCGGCGGCTATGGCTATCCTGTCATCCCTGCTGATCCGAACACCCCATATGCCGGTGGCGATAGCGGCGTGGTCCCGACGCTCTGCGACTATGTGGAGATCACCCGCAACCTCTTCAAATATTGGCTCGACAAGTCGGTCTATCCGTCCGGCTTGTCAGCGGCGGTCGATCCAGAGACGGTGCGGAGCCACATCTACATGAGTGGCAACACCCATTTTCACTGCAACACCGCCGCAAGCCTGACACGCGGCGGCATGTTGCTTCAGGTGCTGGGTGACCGCGTGCTGGAATGTCGCAACGGCTTCTCGCATACGGAAGTCGGCAGCGCCCCAATCATTCCGGGCCTTGGTATCATCATCACCAACGTCCTGATGAGCAAGGTTGGCTGGCCGTTCCGCCTGTTCGGCGGCCATGGCCGAACGGTGATCGACAATGTCGTGGTGCAGGATTGGGGCTATGACCCCAAGGACATGAGCCTGATGCCCAGCGCCAGCGCCGTCATTATGGCCGAAGGCCTGTATGGCGCGGAAATCAACTTCAATGCGATGATGCGCTACTGGAAGGATAGCACTCAACACCGGGGCTATGAATTCCGCGATTATGACTATGACAATAGCGATAGCCGCAGCAACCAGCTGGCGGGGCGGATTGCCAACATCCCGAACGGCATCGGGATCATGGAAAATAACGGGGCCTTCGGCAACCACAGCCGGATCATGATGGAGAGTGTCGGGGCGCATGTGGCCTATACCGGCAATGCGCCCAACTCGCGTCATGAAGTGCTGCTGCCTAACGGGGACAAGACCGAATATCTGAACGGCCTGCCATTCACCGGCAAATGGACGCCGACCATCCTGTTCCTGGGCGTGACCGGCCACACCTTCGATACCGCCAACGCCACCCACGAAAGCTGGTATGAGCGTAAGGGTGATGAGGTGACGGTGCATGTCCGTGTCCTCATGCCTTACAGCGGCCTGCCTGCTGGCACCTCCGGGGAAATCCGGCTGACTGGCCTGCCTTGGGCGGTGGAGACCGGCAAAGGGTCGGGCCATGGGCAAGGCGGCACCATGGGCGGCATCACCTATCCGTCCGGCGCCACCACGCCCTATCTCGAAGCGCCGGCTGGCGCGACCTATCTGCGCCTGCGCTTCCCGATCCAGACTTCGCGCAGTGTGTTGACCAGTGATCTAACGGGGCTTTCCGGCACGCTTCGGGTGGAAGGTTCCATTACCTATCGGGCCGATACGACGCTGCGCTGGAACCCGTCCTATGTCTCGAAGGCGGTCATCGGCTGGTATGACGCGATGGATCAAAGCACGCTCGACCTGATCGGCACTAACAAGAGCGTCCTTCGGTTGCGGAATAAGGGCAAGGCCAGCGGCGCGGTCCTTACGAACCCAACGGCCGCGAAGCAGCCCCTTTATTCACTCATCGGTTGGGACGACAGTGCGCGGCCGTGCCTCATTGGCAACGGCGGCGTCGATGGCCAAATCTTGTCCACCGCGACGGGTCTGCCGGGGAATTACTGGCTGTTCGTCGTCGCTGAGCGTGCTGCCCAGACCAACACCGACACCAGCACGTCTTCCCGCGCGCTGGTGTCGACGGGCGGCGCTGGCGGAAATCGTGTCCATCTGTCGGTACAGACCCCGAGCGCAGACCCGGATCAAACCAGCGTCAGCATCTTTTCCTCTGGCACAGGGGGCGGTAGCGCCACGGCGACGCCGTGGGCTGTCGACTCAAAGGCGATCATCTTCTGCAAGATTGCGGCAACGACCTCGATCGGTCTGAACGGGGCTGCGCCGTCCGGTGCCGGCGCAATCGGCACGGGTACACCTTCCGAGGGCTTTGCTCTCTTCGGCCTCCCAGAAGTTGGCGGCTCCAACAATGTGTCCCGCTTCCCAGGTAAGATTGCCGAAGTTCTCGTCATCGACCCGGCACAGCTGGCCGGGGGCGGCACCGATGCCGAGCGGCAGCGGATCGAAGGCGGTCTGGCCCACAAATGGAACATCCAGAGCCTGCTGGTGACCGGCCACCCGTACAAAACCACCGCACCCGAAGTCTGACACCACCACCACGAAAGGACCAATGACCATGGCAAAGACTCTCTCGAAAGCCGATCGCCGCGCGGCGGTGCTCGCCCATTTTGCCGACGCGGAAAAGGCGGTGGCTGCCGACCTCATTGATGATGTGCAGAAGGCGACAGCGCTGATCAGCAGCGATGTCCTGGCTACCAACTTCGCTGAACTGGTGGCGCTGGCTGACACGCTGGGCGATCTGCCGGTGGGCAAGGCCATCGCGGGCCTGGCCAAGATGCGCGAGAATGCGCTGACCTTGCTGGGCCATGAGCAGACGCGCATGGCGAAGCTGCTTTCCACCGAAGGCGCGAACTAATCCCTATGGCCGATGCCACATCGGCCGCCGGGGAGGCGGGGGGCTTGATCGCGGGTAGCATCGCGATCCTTTATGCATTGGGCCGGGGGACGGCCTGGTTGATCAACTGGCGCGACGCCCGCGCTCAATCACGGGCGGCAAAACTTCAGGCCTGGCATGACGAATTGCAGGCCCGCGAAGCCAAGCAGGACGAGCGGGACCGCAAGTACCAACAGCATATCGAAACGCAGCTACGTCGACAGGCGGTGGAAATCCGCGTGCTGCGCCGGGCCTTCGATCTGGTGGCGGAGCCGCTGCGGCGACACGAGCCTGACCATCCAAACCTGAAGATGGCCCAGAACATGTTGGATAAGGCCTTCCCGCTCGATCCGGGCCTGCCCGAAGATATCGCCGTCTTGATGTCCATGATCGATGAACCGGCTGCATCGGCCGAGCTACTCTAAGCGTGTTGGCCTAGCCCTCTCTAACTGGCCATTTTACGTCTAAGGTTTGAAGCTCGTCCATGGCCTGAATAACTGCGGAGCGGCCATTATCCAGAGGCTGGAAAGTTGCGTTCTTAATTGAAAAGTCACCCGTCACCGAAAAGACCCGGCCTCTGTCATCCAGACAGAACATCCTGACCTCTTCTGCCTCCAGCATATCTTCGAGCGTTCCGTTTCGGGCCGGGCCAGCTGCCGGAGGGGCGGCCTGCGCGATCCGGCGCAAATCATCCAGATGTTTTTGTGTGCTCATGAAATTCCGGTCCTCGATCGCTGCGCGAGCGATCTGATTTAGGCCAATTCTCCCTTTCGCGCACCTCATTATCGACAGGAGTAAGGATATGAACCACGCTGATCTTCAGCGGCGGCTGCATTCGCTTGGCTTTTATTCGGGCGTGATCGACGGCGTGTTTGGCAAGCTGAGCAAGTCCGCGCTGCTCGCCTGCATGACAGAGGGGCCTGACTATCCGATAGAGGCGCGGGATGTGGGGGCGGCTGCCAAACTGCTGAACGTGGAGGCCGCCGCGATCTGGGCGATCTATGATGTGGAAGCGGCTTCGGAGGCGTTCATTGACGGACGGCCTACCATCCTGTTCGAACCGCACAGGTTCAGCAAATCGACCGGCCATCGCTATGATGCCAGTCATCCGAATCTGTCGTCGCGGGTCTGGAACCGCGAACTTTATCCCGCCTCGCAGGCTGGGCGGTGGCAGCAATTGCTGGACGCGGTGGCGCTGGACGTGGATGCGGGTTTCATGTCGGCCAGCTATGGCGCGTTCCAAATCCTTGGCGAGAATTATGCGGTCTGTGGCGCCTATGACCCGTGGGCCTTCGCCTGGCGGCAGGCGCAGACGGAGGGTGACCAGTTGGAAGCCTTCCTGCGCTTTGTTGAAGGACGCGGCCTGAAGGGCGCGCTCCAGCGTAAGGACTGGGCGGCGTTCGCGCGCGGCTACAACGGGACCGCCTATCGTCAGAACAAGTATGACGAAAAGCTGGCGGATGCCTACACGCGGAGGGCGAAATAATGGGCGCCCTATCCCCCATATTGCGGTCAGTCGAAGGCGGCGGGCTGATGTTCTGGTGTCCTGGCTGTGAAGGTGCGCATAAGGTGACGGTCGGCGACGGCCCCGGCCTCCGCTGGGGCTATAATGGCGACCCGGCGCGCCCGACCTTCACCCCTTCCGTTCTCGTCACCTACAACGGTGGTGATGCTGGTCAGGATCAAGGTGGCGGCCGACCTGCACCTGCGGCTGTGTGTCATTCTTTCGTGACGGACGGACGCATCCAATTCCTGAACGACTGCACGCACCCGCTCGCGGGCCAGACGGTCGATATACCGGAGTGGCCCGCATGAAGCTCCCCTGTCTCAAGCTAAGTGATCATGGCAGCGAAATCGGGCTGTTGGGTTTCATCTCCGCAGTGGTGGCGTTCGTCATGGCGATCGGGCTGTGGCGCAGCGCCACATTCGATCCATCGGCCTATTTGGTGGTGCTGACCCTGATCGTCGGCGCGGTCAAAGAACGGTGGACCCAGCGCAGTCTGGACCGGATGGGCCAAAGTCTGGCGAATGCTCCGCCTTCCGATCCGCCGGCGCAGGAGTTGAAGTGATGGGCATCGGTAAGATCGCGCGCGGCGTGGGCAAGGTGGGGCTACTGCTGGAGGGTCTGACCTATGCCGTGGCGGCCGGTAAGGCTCTAATGCAAACCATAAAAGGTGACCCTGCCGCGCGCCGCGATGGTGAATCGCGGCAGGATCACGCCGATGATATCAGTCATGGTTCAGAAGGCGAAGGGTGACGGCAATGGTCGGATGCATGGTCATGCTCGACCCTCCTGATACCGCGCCGGGATCGTATCGGGGCATACCGTCCGACGATATTCCGGGATGCTGAGGAAGGCGTCGTGAACAGCCGCCGGATCAATCTTGTCCGCCACTGTGATTTCATGGAATAGGGCGAGCAAGCGCGTCATACGCCATCCATCGCCCATAATGTGCCATGGGCCGGTGCAAGAGCCTTGCGAATTGGAATAGCGGCGATCGTCCATGCCGTGCCGCAAAACCCGCACAGGCGGCTCCACGCCCTTTTCCCAGAAAATAACAGCATCTGCGAGTGGTACGTCGCCAGCAAACGAGGTCAGTGGCCGGTCATTATAGATCGGCATCTTGTCATTCAGAACGCCGCTGGCAGCTACCGCAGTACGCTTCTCAATTGGCGCCTGATCGCGCTCCATCTGACCCAACAACACGCGCGACACGCCGATCGCGTCGGCCATCGCCTCTTGGCTCATTCCCAGCGCCTTGCGGGCACCTTTCAAGTCATCAGCTTGCATAGCATTGCCTTCGTCTATATCTTTCTACCCTATCCCCGCCCCGGTTTCGTAGACCGGGGCGGGGGGCTTCTAGATTTCGACGGTGAAGCTGAACTTCACTTTCCAAATCCGAAGCCGGATCGAGAGGACCATCTCTCTTTCCTTTCGGGTTTGTCAGCGGGCTTGCCGGTTTGGTGTCGCCGTCTGACAAAAGAATTGATAAGCCACTTATCTTTTCCGCGCAAGCGAAAAGTGATAAGTGGCTTATCTTTTAGTCAGGCGATCCGGTGACCACAATCCTTCAAACTATCGTGCCATTTGCGGAGGCGATTTTAGCGGCGCTCGTTACGGCAGAGGCGATTCGTGGAAAGCGTCCACTGTGGCGGGTTATGGCGCCTGCACTCACTACGGTCATCTTGCTCGCACTTGGCGGATGGCGGCTTTGCTCTTTGCTAATCAACTAGGCGTCACGTCCTAACGGCGAGACTTCGCGAGCGCGTATGTTAACGGCTGATCCCCGCTACCCGCTCCACTGTTTTCCTAAAAAATCAGCCCTTTTGCCGTCGCTCGTCAGTTTGAGCGGAACAGCCTGTGC